CGCATGGAGATTGGCCGGAACAAGTCCCCGGCCAACTGTCGATGCGGTGTCAGACGAAATCTTCCTCGACCAGTTCCGTGACGGCGAAATCGATGTCGTATTCGTCGCTGAGGGAAACCGCCTTGCCGTCGTGGCTCCAGACATACGCGGTCGATTTCTGCGCTTTCTCGCCCTCGTAAATCGAAACCAGCCACGCGTAATTTCCACGGATGGCGAGGCACTCCCAGAGGCGGTTTTTCACCACATACTTTTTGCGGACTTTGAACATCTTACTCTCCCATTTGTTGCGCGATGAACAGATCATGCGCGTGACGTTGCGTGGCCTTGAGTGATAGGTCGGCCAAGTAAAGGCCGAGGAGGCCGAGAAGAAGGCCGCGGATCATCTCTCGGACTCCCAAGCAGAAGGAAGCGAGAGGCGGCGGAAAGCCTTGCGGGCGCCCTCAGCGATCGGGCCGCGCCATTTGGTGATATTCTCGCAAAGGTACAGACATTGCACCCGGCACTCATCCGCGTCGGTCATCGCAAGCCCGGCCTGGGCGTAGTCGATCGCGTAGTCCAGTGCGGGGTTTCCCCGGCAGACCACAACCTCGCGGCAGGCGGCGTGGAACTCAAAAAGGGGCTTGCTGGTCATACCACAATCCTCCCGCACGACCGCACCAGATACAGGCAAAGGGTTGCCGTTTCGGCTTCTTCATCCTCGGGCCGATCCAACGGCCCTTGAATCTCGTAAAACAGTTCCGGCAATTCCGAGTCCGGGAACAGGTCCAGCCCCTCATCCGCGCAACGTATCTGCATTGATTTACTCCATTCATAAATTCCGCGGGCATAATCCCCCCGCTCCCGTACAATCGCACATCCCGGCGGGATTGTCAAGGGCGGCGATGAGCTTTCGGCGGGCGGCGGGTATCCGCCTTGGGTGGTAAGGGATGGCAATGGGGGGTGTCTGGGTAGCTGAAAAACGGCGTTTCGTTCATACGTTTTGGGGCGGTTTGTATGGTCGGGGCTGGGTCCGAACTGGCCGGGACTCAGTGAGCTGGCTAATGTATGGCTCAATTTTTAAAAAAAAAAAAATTTCTATATAAGATAAAAAAGGGGAGAGTAGGAGAACGGGAAATGTAAGGTCCAGGCTCAAGAAGGGAAACGGAAGCAAGGACTCGGGGGGAAGGTAGAACCTGGGCGAGCCCGGTATGGTCCTACCACTTAATGATAAGACCATACCGGGCCGCGAAACCAGCCATACATTCCCGCCGCCAAAGGCATGAACGAAACCGCCAAATCCAGCTACCCAGCCGTCCCCCATCAGCATACCTTACCCCCCAACACCGACACCGGACTCCGCCGACGAGGGACCGGATTCCACCGACGGCAGACCAGATTCCACTGGCGAAGAACCAGATTCCACTGGCGGAAATGCGGGAAAGGCTCGGAAATTTGGCAGAAAAGCTGGGCAAAAATGACGAAACAATCTTGCTCAATCCCGCAATAATCTTTCGCGGGAAAACTCGCATAGGCCAAAAGTTTATCCCAAAACCTCGTCTATATCAAAAGTTTATCCCGAAACCTCGCGCAACATTATTTCGCGCCGAAATTACATAATATTTCCACGTGAAAAACTCGTCTATATCAAAAGTTTATGCCGAGTTTTGCCCCGCGCAATTCCTGCGCGCAAGATTATTGCTCAACCGATTGCTTGAGCTTTCCCGCGCGCAATAATCTTTCGCGTGTTACAACGCGTGAAAAGGCTCGATCCGAATTGTTTCAATTCCCCGAGTTTTGTAACATTTCGTGATGAGCCCGGCACGCTTCATAGGAAGGGCAAGGAACGTGGTCAATTTTTTGGGCGGCACGGATACGGAAAACTCGCTAGGCGCGTTTTGCCCATTTCTTAAGCTTTTGCCTATTTTTTGGGCAGTTTTGAGTTTTCCCGCGCCAATCTGCCCGGCAATCGGTTTTCTTTACGTTTTGGCCGTGGTTTCGGCTTTTCTTGCGCATATCGCTTGCATCCCCCAAAAATCGCGGATATTCTGGCGAGGCCATGCGATAGCTTTACCCTTTTTTGGAGTCCATCATGACCCACTACACAATCGCTTATCCTTCCGACCGCGCCATTGCGGACACGCAAGCCCTTGAAGATGTTTTCGCGTATCTTTCCCCGGCACATGCCGAATATATCAACGCGACGTTCTATCGCTTTGACGGCCAAACAATCGGCTACCAGTCCGCAAAGCAATGGATTCAAGCCCTATCCTTCGCTTGCATGATGTCCGGAATCCGCGGCTATCCCGTCCGCGCCATGAAACGGAAATTCTTGGCGCAATTCGTCGCCAAGGGATTGTGACGTTTTCCGGCCCTATCAATGGGCCGGAATGCGATGCAATTCCGCATCCTACGAAAGGCATATCCAATGACCAAACTTTCTTTCAATCTTGCCACCGTTGACCTTGCCGCACAAAAAGCGGACTTCACGGTTGACCCATCCACTTTTTCGGCAATCGCCCTTGAAGCAATCTTCACCTACGGCGTCCGTCGTTGGTTCCAAGACCACATCAACGCACAAGCCCATACTTTCAAACTTGCCGCGCAAGAAGCGGAGTCCAAAGGCGAAACGTTCAATGACGGCAAGCCTTTTGACGTTTCCGCGTGCTTTGCCACTCGCCTTGACGCGGCAATGACTGGCGTCCTTTCCGCACCACGCACCAAGTCCGGCTTGCCCGGCTTGTCCGCCTTTGACGAGTCGCTTTACGTCGCGGCATATGACGCGCGCAAAAATCCCGTGTTCAAGCCGATTGCCACGGCCCTTGCCGCGTCAAAGGGACTCGATACAGCGGACCGGAAACACGCAATCCTTAACGCCGTTTCCGCCCTTCCGGAAAAGCTTTCCGCCGCCCTTCACGCCGCCGCTCAGTCCAAGATTGATCAAGCCGCAATCTTGGCACTCTTGACGGAATAACAGACTCGCCTAGCGCGTCCGCAGGAATAAAATCCTGCGGACGACCGCGGCGTATATTAGCTCTCCTTTACACACGGTCAGTTTTCGAGCCATACTTTATCTTCCTCCCCCTTTCCCTACCCCAAAAAACCAGGCCCCCCAAAATCTTTTCGGGGCCGAGGCCGGGACTGGAATTTTTTGCGGGCCGGAAAAAGGGAGCCATACTTTAGCCCGCCCGCAACATTCGCCTTGACTCGCCAGCCGACTTGTGGCAGAATGGACTCAAGCAGAAAACAGCTGGTGAGCCATATGTCCCTCAATCTAAACATTGAAAAGTTGGCCGGGCCTGGGCGGTTGCCGGCCAATCTCGAGATTGAGTACGTCCGCGACCTGCACGAGGCGGATTTTGCCCTGATGGCCGTTTCCCCGCTCGGATCAAGGCCCCCGGCCATAAAACGCCTCACCGACCGCCATCACTCCCTCGCCAGACTCCTTGCCGCCGGAACGCCTGAAGGCGAGGCGGCCCTCATCCTCAACTACGACATTTCCCGCGTTTCGATCCTCAAAAACTCCCCAGCCTTCCAAGAACTTCTCGCCCTGTACCGAGGCGAGGTCACGCGGGAGTTCGCCACGGTCCTTGATCACATGGCCGGGATTTCCCGTGACGCCCTCGTGATCTTGCGGGACCGCATGGAGGACAACGAGGACCGCTTCTCCAACAACGAGCTTATGAAGATCGCAGTCGACTTCACAGATCGGACCGTTGACAAAGATCTCGACACGGCTAAACTCCCAACCGTGATCGAGTTGGTTGCCCCGACGTTCGCCACCTCCCTGGCTGAGCCAAAGGCAATCGTGGGGGAGGCTGCTGCGTGACGGCGGCCCGTATCCAGCTTCCCCCCAAACTTATCCCCGTCTTTCAGGGGCCGGCCCGCTATCGAGGTGCGCACGGCGGCCGCGGCTCGGGCAAGACTCGTGGCTTCGCCCTGATGACCGCAGTTGACGGCTACCGGCTGGGCCGGGCTGGCATCTCCGGCATGATGCTTTGCGCCCGCGAGCACCTCAACTCCCTCGACGAAAGCTCGATGGAGGAGGTCAAGCAGGCAATCATCGCTGAGCCTTGGCTCGCCGCCTACTACGAGATCGGGGAAAAATACATCCGCTCCCGTGACGGCCGGATCAAGTACGGCTTCACCGGCCTCCGGCATAACCTCGACGGCGTTAAATCCAAGGCTCGGATTCTGCGGGCCTGGGTTGACGAGGCCGAGAATGTCAGCGAGGCCGCGTGGCGCAAACTCATCCCAACAGTCCGCGACCAAGACACGGCCAAAGGCTGGCAGTCCGAAATCTGGCTGACCTGGAACCCGGAACTCGAAAGTTCCGCAACAAACCAGCGGTTTCGCGTTAACCAGCCCGCCGACGCCCAGATCACGGAATTAAACTGGATCGACAACCCGTGGTTCCCCGGCGTGCTCAACGGCGAGCGGCTGCAAGACCACGACAAGCGGCCCGAGACCTACGATCACATCTGGGAGGGCCAGTACCTCACCATCACGGATGCGCAAGTATTCCACGGCCTGTTTGAGATCGATAGCTTCACCGCCGACTCCAGCTTCGACGGCCCGTACCACGGCCTCGACTTCGGTTTCAGCCAAGATCCGACGGCCGCGGTCCAGCTTTACATCAAGGACCGCGTCCTCTACATTCGGCGCGAGGCAGTTAAGAAGAGCCTCGAGCTCGACGCAACCGTTCAGTTCCTCGCGGACCGCATCCCGCAAATCT